CTAACCCTGGAGCTGGTATGCAAACCATGCCAGAATCGTTCAAATCCTCGATAATACTACTAGCTCCGTCCGCAGACTGGTACTTAGCCGCTCCAAGCCGAGGGTCAATCAGCCTCTCAAAGACCTTCTCGTCACCCTCAAGATCGGCAATCAAGTCCATGTAGTCACGGATACCAAACCCTTGGCCTTTAGCCCCTTGTCCTGGCATCCACTTACCGCCCTTCCATTCAGCCCAGTCGCCTACATCGACACCCGGCCACTCACGATATACCCAAAATGTGCCAGACGCATCCACAGCAATCCAAGCCATAAACCAGTTCTTCGCACCAGCTGGGTCAATGATGTGATAACGGGTGATGTTACTAGTCGGGATGTCTGATGGCTGGACAATGTTGACCTCCTTGTTGAACTTCGGAAACTTGGTGGCGTGGGACTTAACTGGAACCCCGTACGCGCGAATTAGAATCTCCTCCCGAGGCCTTCCAACTAGGGTCTCCTTGATTCGTTCGTAGCCACCGAAAGGGTTGTCCTTGGAATGGAAGTAGTGGACGCTGGCATTGCGCTTTTTACTCCGTTGGACATAGGGGACAAGCTCACCACCTAGAAGCTCAGCCTCTACGCTCTGGACGCTTGTTGCACCATCTAAGTATTCCTTAATAACTTCCGTCCACCCGTCAATCGGGGTGAATGTCACCAGCATCTTGGAGTTGCGGGTAGCAAGACGGAAGCGCAGGGTGTCAATAAGCTCGTTACCTAGAAGGTACTCGTCCAACCATACCCCAATGTTGTGCCACTGGGGGTCACGGCTACCAAGCTCCGCGCCTTCTAGGATAGTTGGGTTATTCTGATACTGGGAGTAGGTCTTAAAAATGATCTGTGACGCATTGGGTAGAATCAACGAGTTGTCCGTGAACCCGTTCTTCTTCGTGTACGAGATGTAGGCATTAGCCGAGGTTTGCTTTGTCCTCATCTCATGCGGCAACCAGTTCCAAACTGCGCTTTGTTGCTGGCGGATGCTGACCTCCGATGTCTGAGCGAAACAGAAGATTTCTGACTTCGGGTTTTCGATGGCGGCTTTGACCACGCAGTAAGAACCCCACGCCGTTTTGCCTGAGTTGTGCGACAATACTCCACCAATAAAGTAGTTATTGTAAATTGGTACATGAAAGTCCCAAACATCCTGCACATAATTGTCTCTAGAAACTGCGATGACAATAAGTTCCATTGCGTCTGGCGATACTAGCTTGCTCCCTTCAAATTCTATTGAGCTGGCTGGAATCCACCCGCGATGGTAGCAGAAGAACTGGTGGTTGGCGGTACAGGATATTTTTGTTCCGTCCGAAAACTCAAAGTGAAGCATTGCTTCTTCCTTTTCTTTTTTGAACGGCTTGCAAGCCAATGCCACCACGAAACCGAGTGACTTCTCGTCCCACGCCCATATATGGAAACTGCTTGAGATGTCTTTTACCTTGTAATGTTTTCCAGCAATAGGGTCGAAGATCTCTTGATGTCCGGCAAGACACCGATTTCCACCAAGTGCCAGAACCTCAGAGACTTGCGCTAGTTGCTCTTCAGCCTTCTCCCAATGCGGAAGCCTAAACCCGTAGCGGAATGGGTCTTTCTCAGCGTTCTCGATGGCCTCATGGTAGATCCGATGAAGCTCAATAAGATCATCTGGCTCCATCAAGGCTACCTCGTCATCGCTGGGAGGCTGGAGGATTGGATGTTTGCGCCACTGCATTACTTAGTTTTGTATGCGTCTGTCTCCATTAGAATGTCAACAATCCTGTAAACGCTTCCGCATTCCTCGCATCCAAATGTATCATCTTCCGCTGGGAACGATCCTCTATTCCCGTCAACAAAGTGAAGCTCTCGACGCTTTTTGCAATGCTTGCATACGCCAATGAAGGGCTTGACGAACTTCTCCAGCACCACATTCCAAATCTTAGCGTCGAACTTCTTTGCTAGATACGAAGCGTAAACACTGGTGTGGCACTTGTGCTGAACGCCGCCATGCTCGACCATGTAGTGGCGAACGAGGTTGCCACCATCCTTAGCGTAATCAGCGTATCTTGATTCTGGTTCTGGTATCATTCTACGATTTCGGCTTCTACCGCTTGAGCTTTGACTTTATTGGCAATCCTAGACTTGGCTTCTGCTATCATCTTGGCGGCATCGTCAATAGACGGCCCCTTGCGATGCTCAACAATAGTACTTGCCATGCCAGAGAGTTGTCCAGCCTTATCGGTCATAATGCCAATAGTCAACGCCAATCGGTCTGGGGAGATTGCCTTGAGCTGGTCTGGATCACGGCTCAACTGTTCGGCTTTCTCGAAAAGCAGGTCTGTGTACTCAGCCGCAGCAATAGCGTAGCGTTTGGAGAACTCCTTGCGCTTTGACTCCAGCGTGTCGTTATGCCTCCACTCCAACGCACGGACAGTCTCATGCGTCACCTTGCACTTCTTGGCAATAGCATTGATACGCCCACCCTGTGCTAGCATCCAGAGGATCTGTGCCGCCACATTCGGGTTGTAGTTCTCGATAGTGTTTCGAGGGAATTGCTTAGCCCTTTCCTTGACTTCAAGGAAGAACTCTTTCATCGCCTCTTTACTATCAATCGCTGATAGGTCTTCGTCGCTCATTTGGTCTTCTTGCCGTTTTTAACCTTAACGGCCCCAGAGTGCAACTCTTTTTTGAGCTTATTCTGTTGCGTCGAGGAAAGCGGAGAACCCTTGCTGAGCAGGTAGCCTACTTGCTTTTTACTTTTTGGTTTCATAATCCTTACCGGAAATGGATTCGCGTTTGGTTCCGTACTTCTCGCGAAAATCTTCATCATCCTGCGGAAGAACGCCTAGGTTTTCGACAATGTAATCCATGAATGCTGGGTCATTCCGGCCAGTTCCAAACAAAGCACCAATACCACGGCTTGTCGCGCTAGATGCAGTTATAGCGGCAGTCAAATTCCTTGCGTAATCCTCTGGTGAGATTTCCTTTCTGTAAGCCTTTCTAATAAACGGCATTAGTTGCCCGCCAGCATACATCCAAGACGCAACCTTATGTTTAACTGGGTCAGTTATCTTTCCAGCGACATACCCGTGAACACCAGAACCGGACGCGACCATTCTTGGAGTAATCTGATCCCCTATAGGGCCAACCTCTCTTACCGAGGTTGCAACCATTGATGCATTTTTGAACTCATCGTAGAAATCATTACCAAGAACTGTTCTAATGTTTCTCTCAATTGTAGCCTTGTCTTTTCCCTTGGTTACTTCGCCAAGGAATTTGTTGGCATCCCATAGGTCGTTCCCATATTTGGTAATGTCGCCTTTGGGTTGATAGCGGGCGAACAGGTAGGAAACAAAATCGTCTCTAATTTCTTTCTTTTCTGTGTCGTTTAATTTGCCCATAATCTGTGATACATGAGCATTTGGTGCCGTAAACATTGCCTCTGGAAGCCGCGCATTCTCCAAAACGCCATTATGCCCTTTAAGCACCACATCAATTATCTTGTTGTTAGTGAAAGCATCAAGATCGCCCTTAGCTTTTGCTCGTTTTGCGATTAAGTCGGCGGCTTCATTGTAGCTCTTTTCCGACATTGTTGCACGAAGTGGCTCAAGATCACGCATTGACAACTTTGACGCATCAGCCCCATTTTTTTGAAGGGACTGATTTAGTGCGTTTAGCTTCTTAACCATTGAAATGCCGTAGTGCTCGTTTCTCTCCCCAGTATTTGGGCTATAACCAAACAACTCAGTAACCATCTCTTCGTCGAATTTGACTGGGCCACCAACCTCAATGCCATTTCTACCATTGAAACCGACCTTCTCAAGGTAATAATTAGCCATCCTGTTTCGCAATACAGCGGCTTGAGCTGGGTCTTCAACGGAAGCGGCTTGAATAACCTTTCTTGCGATTGTCGGATCTGAAATAGCTCTTGAGGCAACTTGGCTCGGGGTCATCTTCTGCTCCCCAAATGCCTCTTTTAATATCTGCCCTACAGATCCAGTCTCAAAACCAAGTCTTTCCTTGTATTTAACCGTAGCTTCATCCCACAAGTCCTTTAGTCCAGCTTGAGCATAAGACTCGTCCCTATATTTTTGCAAAGCTGTTTCAGCTTGACTGGCTACTTGTTTAGGTGTCGCTTGACCAACAGCACCACCTTCTGGGACGGCATCCCGAACCAACCTTAGGTATTTATCAAGACTTAATGGGTCGATTGGGCCAGAATTAAGCTCAAGTTGGGAGATCTCCTTTAATGTGCTTTCTAGCTTGTCTTCACCAACCTTCCCTTCCGCAACCTTTTGTCTGAGTAAATCCGCTTTCTCGCCGTTTGTTGCCCTTGACTCAATTTGGTCGGCAAGCTGTTCAAGGCCAGAGTTCCGCAATGGGTAGCTTTTTTTCAGCGACCCTCTAATAATTCCGGCCACATCAGCAGGGTCGTGGAATGTCCCAGTTTGATCCGCTGCGTCATAAAAGTTTGCGTAAATATCATTCTTAACCTCATCTGTTTTTTGCTCAGCCCTAGAAAGAATGTTTGTTAAGTCGTCTCCAAGCTGAACGCTTGTGTCCTTACCCATTCTTGACTGTAAGTCATAAAGCTGTTCATCAAGGTCTCCACGAAGTTGCTTTGCAATGTCTTTATCATAAGCCGATACAACATCAACAAGCTCTTGGTTACTTTGAGAAAGATTATCTTGTGCCGCTTTATAAAGTCTTTCCTTAGCTTCCGCTGGGCGCGTTCTTGAATCCATCCATTCTTGCAAAACGCTTCGTGTTTTTGAGATACGCCTTCCCAGCAACGATCTTGGTATCTTCTCACCAATCTGAAGTTGTTCTACGAGTTTCGCCTCCCCACGGGCGGCGGCGGTAGGCACAAAAACCTTATCGCCGCGATCCATCATAAACTGAGATTTATTAAACTGTTCCTCAGCGTCAAGTAGTGACTTGTAATACTTATTCTCTACTGGTTTCCCAATTCGCTTAACAAACGGACTAGCAACTAATCCAAGTGCGCCTTCAACGAGAAAACCAGTAGCCTCCTCAGTAGTTCTTCTGAGAATGCTTTCTGGCAGCTTTTCGCCAACCCCAAGAACAGCTCTTACAAATTGGTCTTGAGCCGTTCCAGCAGCAAGAGAAGTGGCAGAACCAGCACCAGCAGCTAGAAATGGACTCTGGGTTGGAGCCGCTGCAATTGTGCCAGTTATTCCAGCCAATGCAGGTAAGACTTCCCCTCCAATGTCAAGCAGGTCTTTAGGGTTAAATCCTCGTTCGTCGGCGGCAACCAGTTTCCCGTCTGGTCGCTTAACAAGGAACATTGGAGACCCTTCAACATTTACGGTCTGAACCGAATCCTTGTATTTCCCAACAAGATAGTCTTCTTTTGACTTATCTTGAAGGAATGACATATTAAACCGATCTCTACTAGGGAGACCAGAATCCAAATCAATTACATCTTGAGAAACATCTAACGCGGAAGCCAATGTAGATTTGAGCTTTTCAGTATTGGTAAGAGCCTTAAACCCAGGTTCTCTAATTTCTCCTGGCATTGGAGGAACTCCCTCAGTTGGGCCGACGAACTTATATTCCCCAGTCTCAATGGCTTTTAACGCCTTTCCTTTTTCTTGACCGATTGCGGCATCAACGGAAATAATATCTTGATCAAGTGCGTTAAGGTCTTCTTGCTTTAACTCCGCTCCATATGGGTCTGATGCCTTAAGAGACTCAATTTCACCGTTTAGCGCGGTTCTCTTTTGAAGAAGAGAAGACAACACATCCTTGAACTGACCAACTTTGAATTGACTTTCCATTTATCTCTTAATTAAAGATTGTTTCTTTTTTTAATTTCGTCAATAAGTGGGTTTCCTGTCCCGTCGGTTTGTCTCGGTTGTTCGATGCCCATTGTGTCCATCGTGGATGATGGGTACTGCGCCTCAATTTCAGCGTTTTGCTTCGCGGTAATCTTGCCTTCCTCTATAAGTTTTTCCCTTTGCTCTGGGGTTCCGTGAATTGTGTCAAGATAGTCCTCAATTGCTCTATTAATATTTCTTTTGAATATTTCGGGGCTAGCTGTTGCATCTAAAGAACCAAATTTACTTTGAAGTCGAATTCCTTCCTCGTTTGTTGGGTTTCCAACAGCAGCTCCAGATGGGGAAGCCATGCGAAGTTCGGTTAACTGTTCTAGTCCAAGCCTGCTTTGAAATTGCTTAAGAAGATCATTTTGGATTGTATAAAGCTCAGTTCCCCATGTATTTGCCTCAAGTTTTCTTGCCGCCGCCGGTATAATGCCCTTTGATTGCATTACAGAAGAATAACGCCTTTTTACTTCCATTAAGTCTTGGATGTTCCTGTCAGCCGCTTGGAGTTTTTGCTTTTCTGCTTCTTTCGATGCTTGAGCAAACCTATCGGTAGCTCCAGCTCCTTGAACGACCCTGAAACCACCATTAGGAGTTTGCTCAATAACCATTCCAGATGGGGGTCTGATTGGTTTGAACTCCCCAGTCTCCACATTGACTTGCCCTTGGGTTCCGTACATCGAAACCTCTTCTGCATTAGCCGGCCTAAATTTAGATGAAGCTGCACCACCACCAACTGGCACAAATCCCGGACGAACTTGATATTGCGGTGCCTGCTGGGCTGTTGGTTGAGGTTGGGGCATTCTCGGTTCTGTCGGCATGGCTCCGCTTGGTGCGGCCTGCGATGTTGCCATTCCCGCACCCTGTTCAATCATACGGCCAACTTCAGCTTGCTGCTCTGGGGTTCCCATTGCTTGTTCTGATAGATCACCTCGACTCAAACGCTCAAGGGCAGGGATGATAGAACCCTTAGCGAAGTCCCGTTCGTTAAACTTGCCATCAGACGCTCCGGGATCGTTGGTTTTGTGTGGAGCGATAAAGGTTACATTTGGAATTCGTCCAAGTGTACCCGCAAGAACTTGAGCATAACCATCTGGATCAGACTCCATGACCTTGCGTGCTTCAGCGTGACCAACAAAGAACGGCTCGGTGTGGAAGCGTCCGGGTGTGCCGCGTCCATTTTCTTTTGCGGTGCGAACACCACGAACTGGAACATCTACTCCACGATCAGCGAAGTATTGCTTTGTCTGGTTTACATAATCAAGCGCAGCAGCACGCTCAATTGCACTAGCGTCATTCGGAATAATGATCTCAACACCCTTGGCGTTTTTGCTTGGGGCTGCATTAAAATCAAGAGACACCTGCCTTGCGTCAGCAGTAGATCTCGGCATTTGATCACGTGTTTTGGATGTGAATCCAAAGTTGTTGGAAGACGGAAGTTGATCGTAATTGATCTGAGATGTCGGTGGCACGTCTTCAG